TTTTACCCTCCGAGTTTTGTTTGAAAATATTCAGTGGTGAATTTGTCCGGCCTACGTTTGCGCTCCCTTTCCAGGAGCTCCTCCTTGGTCACATACCGGCTGACATCCGTGTTCATCAGCATCAGCTCGGCGTAGCTGATCTTCCACAGGATGTGCCGTTTCGGCCTGCCGAACCGTTCCATCGCCTGCGCGATGATTCCGAAAACGCTATGGGGGCCTTCCTGCCGGCCCGTTAACCCGTTTTCCTTTCCCGGCTTCCTATCGGCTCCAGCAGCTCCGCCGTTCTGGACGCCAACGGAATAGTATTGCAAAAAGGCTGTATGTCCATGCCCCTGAGCAGCTCGATGAGGGCGGCGGAGAGCATCGCCGGATGCACCCTCCATCTGAGATACCATGCCACAGGGCCGGAGAACAGCATCCCCGAGAGCCATCCGGTGCATACGGCCAGCGCGACCATCCGGCTGACCGCCTTTCCCTTCTCCGCCACGAACCGCATCCTTTCTTCATAGTCCATCGCCCTGATATCCTCCGGGGTGACGCCGAGCTCCAGGTACCGCCTTGCTATGCGGATGACCGCCCCGGCGGGCGGACGGCGCATGACAAGGAAGGATTTCCCGGGGCATTTTTTAAAGGGTCTGAGCGGCATCACCGGAATGCGGATGCCGATGTCAAGCAGCATGTCCGCCGCCCGACTTCGTGTGTCCTTCCCTTCCGTCATGACTCGGGATATTCCGGTACACTGTCACCCGGGGCGAAGATCTTGTAGGGAGGCTTCTCCCCGGCATCCTGCATCTCCAGCTCGCACTCGATGCCCAGCACATTGCTGAAGTTGATGCCGTTGGCAAAATTGCAGGTGAGCACCCCGTTGTAGATCCGGATCGTGTGGCCGGTCACGGTTTCGATGTCAAACACGCCCTGCACGTCCTTGTCCTCCGTAGGGGGCACGTAGATTCCGGTACTTTCCTTCGTTCCGCCCATCACCTGTATCATGTTGTCCGCGGACAGCTCGATGAGCGTGAACGTCCATGTCTTGGTGCCCGGTGTGGACTTGAGCACGGCGAACGGCGCGTTGCGTTTCTGCGCCGCCCAGATGCGGGTCTTGGAAGGTGAGTCGCCTCCGGGCTGCAGCCCGTCCTCGGATATCAGCCCGAGAGCCTTCCCGTTATGTTTAAGAGCTTTCACGCCATAGATGGCGCCGGTATTCGTTTCTGGCATAATGATTTATGTTTTAATTGTTCTTTGATTTGTTTTTAAACCGCCGGAGCCCCCAGAAGAGAAGCAGGAGGACAAAACAGCACAACACCTTCGTCCTTGTCCGCTTCCAAAAAGAGGGAACCGGCTGTTTTTCCTCGGCCGTAGCCTCCTCTGACTCCCATCTCAGGTCCGAGGTCTCCCTTACGGTAATCTCCGGCCGGGCATGTGAGACGGCCGTGACGTTCACGCCGCCTTCCCCGTCCGATTCCACCCTCAGGTCCAGACCCTCATGCTGCTCCGTCACGCCCATGCCGGCCGGAAGGCCGCCTATCGTCCGGAGGAGCCCGGGTTTCAGTGCCAGGCTCGTCAGAGTCGTCGGGGCCTTGCCGAAGATTATTTCCCCGGTTACGCTCCTCTGAAGAGAGCCCGAGCGGACGGCTGTTCGGCTCTCCCTGTTTGCTGCGCATCCAGACAACAGCAGGACAGCGCTCAGCATACTTGCACTGGTAGCATTTACGCAGTGCCTGTTCCAGAACGATAATTTTCTCATTGACTTTTCGTATTTGGTCGCTTAAATGTAAAGTCGTCTCGGAGAGGTCGTCATACAACTGCTTGTATGTGCCCTCGTTCTCCTTGACCGCACGGACCTTGACGAGCCTGCGGTCACGCCACCAGCCTATTGCCATGGCTATGCACCCCGTGGGGGCCAGCCACTGCTGGAGAAGTTCGAATACAGTGCCCCAGTCCATACGCATATCATTTTTCAGATCATGTCCCAGCCGGCCTCTATGTCCGCCATGACGGCAGGCACGCCGTTCTCCACCCGGCTCATCGCGGCGGCCAGACGGCACATCGTCCCCTTGTCATCCACGTCCGGCTCGTAGGTGGTTGGAACCTGAAGCTCGCCGCATACGCTTGAAAGGTAGGTGCGGGTGTCGTTCTCCGTGGACGGGGCGTAACGCCCAATCATAAGGGAGAGGGTCTTCAAACCGTGTTTCTTCCGGTAGTTCCTCAAGGTGATGAGCATGGCACGGTAGCCGTATCTCATGTCGGTGAACTGGAAGAACTCCTTGTCCGTCTGCACCGGGCGGAGTCCCTTCCACCTGTCACCTGACAGGCGGAGGTTCCCCGGGTTATTGTTTCGTAGTCCTCTTGGTGTCGCCATAATCATTCCTCCAGACTTTCCGCAGACGCACTGACAGCAGCCTTGCTTTCCTGTCCGGCAAGATCGCTTGAAAGTGTTATTTCCTTCACATCCCCCTCAAACCATGACTTTCCGTCATAATAGAGAGACACGGTCTTGCCTGGCGCGACTTCCGTACCCTGCACGGTTGCTTTATGCTCAGCTGATTTGTTGGACACGGACAGGCGCGCTCCCGCATGTACCGCGGCCGCCTCAATGGTATAGGTCTGGTCTGACGCGGGAGTCAGCTCGATGGCGTCATCCTGCGATTTCATTGTGATCGTGGTGTTGGATGTTGTGATGACATTCCCCTCACGTGCGTCCAGCATGACCACCTCCTCACCGAACGCCGTGTTCGTGTCCGCGGTCATGAGCATCTTGAAGAAGTAACGTTCTCCGGCATTGGTCAGCTTGTCGATCTGGATCACGTTGAAGTCGTTCTGCAGGTTGACCGCTCCCCAGAAGTTGGACTGCTCGGTCGGTGTAGCCACTGTTCCGATGATCAGACCGTCCGGCCATGAGGATACGGTCTTGATCGTAGTCCCCTTGAAGCGCATGGCGCTGGTATCAGTCCAGTTCACGCCCTTTCCCTCGCGCAGGATAAGTTCGTCGTCATACCGGTCGGCATCGTCAACGGACATGATATACACAAAATTGGGATTGGTGCGGAGAACCTGGGGAGTTGCCTTGCGCACGCGCATCAGACGTTCAATCATGGTGTCGTCTTTCGGGGAGTTCACACGGATTACCTCAGGATCTTCATAGACACGCATCAGAATGCCGTTGAACAGGTGCTCGTCATCCCCCTCATCATCGACATAGATACCGTTGACGAAGTGGTATCCGAGTTCAAAATCCACCTGGTCGGACAGGGCTTTCAGAAGGACGTTCTGTACATTGGGGGGAAGCTCCCGGAATACCAGTTCCCCTTTGGGCTGGAACGGACGCCATATCTGCTCGAAAGAGCGGGGGTTGAACGTGGTAAAGGCCATGAAGTCTTTCGGCTCAAGCACCTTCTCCGAATAAATGAAATCCCCTTTGGAGTCCTTGTCCTCAGGCTGTTCCACGCGTTTGCGCAGCATCTTGTTCGTTTTCAGCCGGGGAATGGAGTATTTCTTCGTCACATTGGGCACGAGGTTGATCAGCCCCTTCTGTACCAGCTCGTTGCCTGTGGCCGCCTTGGTGAGTATCCTGTCGAGTACCTCACCGTCATAATTCGTATTCTTGATAGTTACAGCCATAATCTTTTCATTTTTTAGTTAAAACCGTTCTTTTTCCGGATTTCTTTCCAGTTGTCATTCCATCCGGATTTGTCCTGTAGCGGGGGGTCCGGAACATCATCCACGCTTTTTTTCTTCGCAAGCCCGTCGACAATCCTTCTCCCGTTCTCATAATCCTTCTCCAGCACCGCCTGATACGCGTCACGGTCGGATGGGGCGATACGCCCGTCCTGCATGGCGTCCTCGAGAAGATTCTTGATCTCGGCCTTTCTGGCCTCGCGCTCCTTCTCGACATATCCGTCCAGACTCGCCTTGAGCGTGTCACGTTCCTTTACCAGCGCGTCATACTGTCCCGCCTTGCTTTCAAGGGAGGAGAGCGTGCGCACTACGTCCTCATCCGTCGCACACGAGGCGAAGGATGGTCTCTTCTTCAATTCTTCATACATCATATTACCTGTATTTAATGTTTGATTGCCCAGCCGGGCCTGGAATGCGGCATAAACTTCCTGCGGCGTCCCGGCATCCACTTTCTCGTCGATATCATAGATACCGTCAATGAATCCCATCTCCCTGGCCTCCTTGGCGGTAATCCAATGGTCCTTCCCATCGAAATAGGCATCCTTTATCTCCTCACGGGTTTTCCCGGTCTTGGAAGCGTACATGTCCGCAAGCGTATCCTCCAGCGCCTCCAGCTGCTCGGCGACGGCTTTCATCTCCTCCTTGTTGCCGTAACACCCCCCATAAGGGTTATGGAGCATCAGACGGGCGTACTGGCTCATATATACCGGTTTCCCGCACAGGGCGATGACACTGGCCATGCTTGCGGCAATGCCGTCGATATAGATGGTTATATCCGCATCGCTGGCCCTGAGGGCGTTGAATATGGCCATGCCTGCATACACGCTCCCTCCCGGGGAATTCACACGCACGTCTATGCTCCTGTACATGGAAGCGTATTCATACAGCTCGGAAACAATGTCCTTGTCGTTGATCCCGTCAAAACCGCCGATCTCCCCGTACAGGAGGATGCAGGCGGTATCAGGGGAGGGTATCATGTTAAAGTATCGCTTTTTCATCGGTCGTCTTAAAATTATGGTGCAAATATGGAGAGTTTTTTTACTGCAGTCAACACCATTGGGACATGATGCAACTTTACAACCTCATGATGGCGCCATAAGACAGTATCATAAATTCAATATATTGCAAATCATATATTTAAATACGAATTTTGCCGTAAATAAAAAAGATGAAAAAATGGCGGAACTGACCAGCAGACAAAAAAAAGATTTTGCAAGGACTATTTACCTTAATGAAGAACTGACACACGCGGAGATTGCCGAGCGTGTGGGGGTAAAACGTCAGACTGTTTCCCGGTGGGTCGGTGAAGGCAATTGGGAACGGTACAAGGTATCCATCACCATGACACGGGAAGAACAGCTCAAGAACCTGTATCTCCAGCTTGCCGAACTGAACAATGCCATCAACGGGAGACCGGAGGGGGAAAGATTCGCCAACACGGCCGAATCGGACACCATAGCCAAAATAACCGGGTCCATCAAAAAGATGGAAACGGATGTGGGGCTGGCTGACATCCTTTCGGTTTTCAAGAGCTTTGTCAAATGGCTGCGTACTTATGATATGGCACGCAGCAAGGAGATAGTCCCGCTGCTGGACGCTTATGTAAAATCCAAACTGTAAGGCTATGGCAAAACTCAGACTTACCCCCCGGGACAGGGCCGAACTGGCGGAATGGAACGACCTGGTGGCATCCGTCCGGGAAAGTTCGGACATTAACCCGTCCGACTCCGCCGCTGAAATAGAGGAACGCAAGAGACGGCTGGAAGCGGATAATGAAGCGTGGTTCCGATACTATTTCGCACAGTATTACACCTGCTGCCCGGCAGGTTTCCATAAAAAAGCGACACGGCGTCTTATGGAACATGACCGCTGGTATGAGGTCAGGGCATGGTCGCGCGAGCTGGCCAAGTCGGCACGCGCCATGATGGAGATCGTCAAGCTGGCGCTTACCCGGCAGGTACGCAACGTGCTGCTTATCTCGAACTCGCAGGACAACGCCGGGCGCCTGCTGCTGCCCTTCATGGCCAATATGGAGGAAAACCAGCGCATCATCCAGGATTACGGCACACAGAAAAAGCCGGGTTCCTGGGAAACAGGGGAGTTTACATGCCAGTGCGGTTGTTCCTTCCGGGCTATCGGTGCCGGACAGTCGCCACGCGGTACCCGTAACAAGAACTTTCGTCCGGACTTCATCCTTATCGATGATATAGACACCGACGAGGAATGCCGGAACCCGGAACGTATCAAGGCCAAGTGGAAATGGCTTGAAGAGGCGTTGATTCCCACCATGTCCGTCTCAGGACGTTACAGGGTGCTGTTTAACGGAAACATCATTGCGGCGGACTGCTGCATCACGCGTGCCATCGAAAAGGCTGCGGAACTCAGACAGAAAGGAATAGGATACGTGGACATTATCAATATCCGCGATAAGGACGGTATCTCCTCATGGCCGGAAAAGAATTCCGAAGAGGATATAGACCTGTTCCTCTCGCTTATCAGCACCTCGTCGGCACAGAAGGAATTTTTCAACAATCCGGTCAGCGAAGGGAGCATATTCAAGAACCTTGTATTCGGGAAGGTCCCTCCTTTGAACAAATTCAGGTTCCTTGTCATTTACGGGGACCCGGCTCCGGGGGAGAGCAGGAGGAAACAGGCCAGTTTCAAGTCCGTCTGCCTGCTGGGCAAGCTCAAGGGAAAGCTGTATGTGATCAAGGCAAGGGTGTTCCGGGGTAAGAACGAGGACTTTATCGAGGCGTTCTTCGAACAGTACAAACATGTGGGAGGCAAGGCTTCCGTTTACGCCTATGTGGAAAACAACAAGCTGCAGGACCCCTTCTTCAAACAGGTTTTAAAGAAGCACCTGAACAGGCTGCGCAAGAAACACGGCATCCCGCTGAACATCATCCCCGACGAGGAACGCAAGACCGACAAGGCAACCCGTATCGAGGCCAACCTTGAACCCATGGACCGTGACGGCAACCTCATATTCAACGAACAGGAGAAAGACTCCTCGGACATGAAGGAGCTGGTTGACCAGTTCCGGATGTTCGAGCTCACGCTTCCGTACCCCGCGGACGGCCCGGACTGCGTGGAGGGGGGAAACAGGGCCATAGACAGGAAGACGGGGAACATGGAGAAGCCGGTCATAATAGAAAGGGCGGCAATCCGCCGTTTAAACAAGTACAGGAGGTAAACGACATGTCTGAATTCATCAATCCGGATGACTACGATGCGAGCATCCACAGGGAGATCCTGGACAGCATCATCAGGGAGGACGAGTCCATAGTGGAGATATGCGAGGACCAGGCGGTGGCGCAGATGCGCTCCTACCTGTCCGCACGTTATGACTGTGACAGGATATTCTCCGCAAAGGGTAAGGAAAGGAATGCGCTCATACTCATGTTCGCCAAGGACATCACGCTCTATCATGTATGCAGCATCCACAACCCCCAGAAGTTCTCCCCCATACGCAAGGAACGTTATGACCGTGCGATGGAGTGGCTCAAGGCGGTCAGCAAGGTGGAGATCAGCATAGCCGACGCTCCCCTGCTGGACGAGGAGACGGCAAGGAACAACCTGCCCACCCAGATAAGAAGCAATCCCAAACGTGTAACACACTATTAAAATGGCAAGGAAGAAAGAGATATCCATAAGCGGCAACATGCCGCTTCCGGGCAGGAACACCCCGGGAACAGTCATCATCACCGCACCCAGGCTGTTCATGAAGGATATGGCGGACTATATGCAGGCCGTCAGGGGGGCGAACAATGTGGACTTCACACAGCGGACGAGGCTGTATGACCTCTATGAGGACATCCTTATGGACGGGCATACGGGAAGCGTCATAGAGAAGAGGAAATCGGCCGTGCAATGCTCACAGATCGAGTTCAGAAGGAACGGCGTTCCGGACGAGGGGATCAACACCCTGTTGCGCTCCCCCTGGTTCTACCGGTTCATCGGAGACCTGATAGACTCGGACTTCTGGGGGTTCTCCCTGTTCCAGTTCTATAAGGACGGGAGCGGATGGATGGACTACAGGCTCGTCCCGAGAAAGAACTATGACCCGGTGAGGGGGCTGATAAAACACCGGCAGGAAGACACCACGGGGGAACCGCTGGAGAATTACCACACGATGCTCTTTGTCGGGGAGAAACGCTCCCTGGGAAGACTGGCAAGGATAGCCCCGTATGTCATATACAAGCGCAACGACATGGCCGACTGGGCACAGTTCTGCGAGATATTCGGAATGCCCATACGCGAGTATACCTACAGCGCCGGTGACGAGCAGGCCCGCGACCAGGCCGTGAAGGATATGGCCGAGCAGGGAGGTGCGGCGGTGTTCCTCCATCCGGAGGAGGCGCAGATGAAACTGATAGAAAGCGGCAACAAAAGCGGCAGCTCCGACCTGTACAGGACCCTGTACGACACATGCAATGACGAGATCAGCAAGATCGTGCTGGGAAACACGCTCACCACGCAGGCCTCGGAACGTGGCACGCAGGCACTGGGGACCGTACAGGAGAAGGGAGAGAAAAAACTGAACGAGGCGGACCGGATCCTGGTACTGAACACCCTGAACTATGACATGACCGATATCTTCACCGCTTTCGGGTACGACACACGGGGCGGAGAGTTCTATTATGTCAAGCCCAAGGAAACCACCGCCGAGCAGGAGATAAACATCATATCCCGGATGCGCCAGATGGGAACCCCCGTATCGGATGAATACGTGTACGAGGCTACGGGAATCCCTAAACCGGACAACTATGACCGGCTCAAGGAAGAGACGGCCTTCGGAAACGGAAAGCCGGCAGACAACGGTGCACAGGAGAAAGAACAACCCTCTCCTGAAAGGAACAAGCGGAAGGAGGACGGTATTGTAAACCGTATCAGGTCTTTTTTCGTCGCCGCCCCGCGGAAAGGGGCTTTAAAATGGTAATGGACGACCTCTACGGGGAGCACTGCCGCCGTTGTCACGGCCATGCGGATTCCCGCATGCAGGGGGCAGCCGTTTCGTTTGAGTTCACAAGGGAGCTGATGGCGAAAGTGCTGAGGGATATATTCTACCGGACGTTTGATGTAAAAACGGAAATAGACGAGGATCTGTTCCTGGCTACGGTCAGAACTTTCGGCCGTGCGGCGGAGGAAGGATTCGGTCAAAGCGACAATGACAGGCTGGAGGAAGTGTTCCTGGAGCAGATACGCGACAACCTCGATGTGTTCTCCGCTTTCCGCACCCACCGGATGCAGAACGACATTGCCTCGCAACTGCTGGACGAAAAGGGAAGCCTGAAACCTTTTTCCCGGTTCCTGGAAGACGTGCAGGCGATTATCGGCACGTACAATACGGCTTGGCTCGAAACCGAGTACGATACGGCGGTACTGCGTGCCCGCCAGGCGGCTGACTGGAAGCTGTTCGACAGGGATGCGGACATCCTTCCGAACCTGCGGTGGCTTCCCACCACCAGCGCAGACCCCGATCCCGTACATGCCCAGTTCTGGGGGATTGACCTGACTTTGCCCAAAGGACATAGGTTTTGGAAAAGCCACCGTCCCGGAGACCGGTGGAACTGCAAATGCTCGCTGGAGCAGACGGACGACAAGCCGACGCCCGGGTATGATGTGCCGTTATCGGACTATCGGCCCTCACCAGGGCTGGACAACAACCCGGAGGAGGACGGAAAGCTGTTCAGCGACACGCATCCCTATATCGCCCATGCGTATCCTTCGGCTGAAAAAACCGTAAGGGGCTTTATGGAAAGGAGAAAAAAATGAATGTGAATGACGCCGTCAGGGAACTCCGCAGAAAGGAGAAGGAAATCCGGAAGGCCTTCAGCAGGACGCTGCCCCGCAGGATCGGGGCAAAAGCGGTGAACCTTGTAAACAGGAATTTCCGCGAGGGAGGTTTTTATGACGGAGGGCTGCATCCCTGGAAGAGAACAAGGAGACAGGATTCCGCCAAGGGGGCGGCGGGCGCATACGGTCCGCTACTAAGCCGGCGTAACCGCCTGTCCCGAAGTTCGGAGTATGTGGCGGAGCCTTACAAGGTGACGATACGGAATGCCGTGGAATATGCGGGAATCCACAACTACGGGGGACGCATGACCACACATCCGAGAGTGACCGCCAAGATGCGGAAGATGGCATGGAGGATGTACTTCAAGGAAGCGGGCATCACCAGAAGGATGGGGAAAAAGGCCCGCAGGCAGAAGGCAGAGGCGGCACCGCCCGAAGCCCTGAAATGGAAGGCGATGGCCCTGACAAGGAAACAGAGGCTTGACGTTAAGGCGGACATGCCCCGGCGACAGTTCATCGGACCAAGCCGGGAGCTGCGTGAAATGACGAGAAAGGAAACGGAAAAGGAAATAACCAATATATTGTTAAAATGACATGGAAACTTTATTCAATGACATTCAGAAAAGAATAGCCGACAACATAGCATGGCTGAACAAACAGGTGGACGAGGATTACGGGCAGCTGGACATGCTCTACCGTGACGACGGGGACTCCGAAACCTATCCGATGGTATTCCCCATGGTGCTGGTTGACACGCCCGAGGTGGAATGGCAGACACTGGGAGGGGCGGGCGGATACATGCAGAAAGGAACGGTATCGGTCATTGTCAGGCTGGCTGTTGACTGCTATGATGACACGCATTACACCAGCGGCACGGCGGACAAGGCCGCCGGAAGAATGGAACGGGCAAAAGAGGTGGACGCGCTTCTGCAGATGTACAAACCTGAATGCTGCCAGACACCGCTTGTGAGGAAAAGAAGCAGGTTCCACACGATGCCCAGGGGGATAAAGGTCTATGAGACACACTATGAATGTACCGTGTGGGATAATGCGGTCAGTCGGTAAAAAGGGAGAGCTGGGCGGCGGTAAGACGGGGCTTCTTTATTTTGGGGACCGGCTTGACATCGATATCCTTCAGTCTGTTGCAGTTTGAACGGATGATGGCCATGATGCGGTCCACGCTGATGAAGAACTCCTTCTCGGAAAGGATCTTCAACGCGTCGTCAAAACGAAGACGCTGGATTTCCGTCCAATAATAATAGCGGCGCAACAGTGCCTCGTTACGCTTCATGATCAGTTCCGAACTGCGACCTCTTGACATACCCTGAAAACTTGTTTTGATGATAACACCTGATACCTATGCACAAAAGTAGTGATTATTAAATAAATATGCAACAAAGGGAGGGTTAATAATAAAAAAGCCCTCAACGCTTCCGTTTTAGGTCCCCACCATAAAACATAAGAGATACACAGATACTCACACGCTGAGGGCTAAAGTCCTTGACGTGAATATCTGTGTATCTCTTTATAGTGGGGTGCACAAAAGTAATAATAAAAATTGGAAGTTTATGTGCAAGAGCGAAATTTTCTTCAACCTGCTCGGTCTGACCGAGCGTGAAACGGAAGTGCCGAAGGAACGGATACTGGGCGATTTCAGGGACATGGAGTCCACGGACGCCAGATATGTGCTTGTCAGGCTGCTCTCGGAAGCCGGCCTGTATCCGGACCAGATAGCGGGGATGACCAACCGCACGGCACGGGGGATACGGCACCTGCTGGCCCGGAACATCACCTCGCCGATGATCGGAATATATCTGGAACAAATAAGGAAACACATCAGAACAGGACGCTCGACGGAGTGCGTGTAGTTGAGTATGTTTGCACCACGGTCGGATTAGTGACCGGAACTACAAAATACAAATACAACTATGAGTGAATCAAGAACTTTTGTGTTCCCCGAGAACGGGAACTCCGGAGGCGGCACCAACGGCATTCTGGCCATGCTTCCGGCGCTGATGCAACAGCGCGGTGTGGATCCGAACATCCTGGCGCTGATGGGAAACGGCAACAGCCGTAACGGCAACGGCTGGGGTGACGATCTGTTCGCCATCCTGCTTCTGTTCATCCTGATGGGATGGGGAGGCATGGGAGGCTTCGGCGGCGCCCGTGGCGGAATGATGGGCAACGGACAGGGCGGCGTGGTACCCTTCGTGCAGAACGACGCGAACACCGCCGTGATCATGCAGGCCGTACAACGCAACGGATACGACATCCAGAGCCTGGCCACCGCGTTGAACACCTCTTCCGATGCCGTACAGGCCGCCATAAACGGTCTTGGCATGCAGATATGCAACATCGGCAACCAGATGGGCATGAACACCAACCAGATCGTCACCGCGATCATGCAGGGCAATAACGCCATCCAGTCGCAGATCTGCCAGTGCTGCTGCCAGACAAACGAGAACATTACCAAAATGGGCTACGAGAACCAGCTGTCCGTCTGCAACCAGACTAACACCCTGGTGAACACGGCCAACCAGAACACGCTCGCATTGCGTGACGCAGGCACGGCCAACACCAACGCCATCATCAGCAAGCTGGACGCCATGCAGAACCAGGCGCTGCTTGACAAGATCGACACGTTGCGGGAAAGAAACAGCACGCTTGTCAACCAGCTCTCGCAGGAGCACCAGAACGCGTATTTCGCACAGGTGTCCGCACAGACCATCGCGCCTGTCAACGCCGCGCTGGGTGATCTGAGCGCCCGTCTGGCGAAGATTGAGTGCAACCAGCCCGAAGTGGCCAAGGTGCCGTACAGCCCGGTTGTGGGAATCCCCACCTGTGTGGCGGCCCAATATGGTCTTGGATACGGCTTCAATCCTTACGCCGCCGGTAATGGCTTTTGGGGTTAATTGAGGAAGGAGGCTATTATGGCAGTATATCCTTTCCAATTTGTAAACCGCAGGGGTTCTGCGGCCATATCAACCTCGGGAGTAACGGTCAATACCGACAATGTGGTGTTCTCCTTTCCCAACCATGCCTTTGTGAACGCATGGTACAGGGGGACCATCTACATTGACCTGGCGCAGGCCGTCCCCACAGGGACAACCGGGACGCTGCCGGTCCTGTTCGAGACAAACGGGGTGACACAGGCCGTGACCAAGTACAACGGGGAAGCGCTGACGGCGGCCGACATCCCCGGTACGGGAGTGTTCGAGTTCTGGTTCGACAGGACGACAAACACCCTGCAGATAATGACCGGAGTAGTTTAAGAACAAGGAGGGAGGAATCCCTCCATTTAAAGAGAAACAATTATGCCTTTCCAGAATTTAAGAGTCAACAGCCAGTTTTACATACTCCATAAGGACGGGACGCCTTATGTGGAGGTCGGCGCCATTGCGGGAGTATCCAATCCGGTCCCGGACGGGACACAGCCGGTGATGTTCGGCCAGCCGATGAAGATGGTGGTGGACATCACCGTCAAGGTCGGCGAACAGACCGTCACGTTCCAGAAGATACCCGCGGGGGCGGACATCGCCGACGCGAATTTCCCCGGAGGCGGGAACATGGTCATATCCGGGTCAAGGGAGTCGATGAACTCCGAGGTGGCGGCCATGAGGAACAGGTCCGCGGAGATACTCAGAAGCATAGACCACCACCGTGCCATAGTGGACGCCTGCGGCAAGATGATGGAGATACTGAATCCCGAGTTTGCCGAAAGGCAGAGACAGGAGGCGGAAAACAAGGCTCTCAGGGAGGAGATATCCGAGCTGAAGGCCATGATGGCCGAACTGCTTAAACCGGCGGAAAGGCCCAGTACGAACAATTCTAAAAAACAACAAGTATGATGATGATCGAGATAGAAGACAGCAAGGTCGAGAGAATGTCCGATTATGCCGAAAAAATGCTCAAGTATGGCGGCAAGCTCATGCAGTGCATTGAGGAACTCTCGGAAGGGAGCGGCATGGGACAGCGCGACGACGGCTACGATGACTATGACGAGTATGACGACATGGGACAACGTGGCGGTTATGGAAACCGTGGCGGATACGGCGGAGGATACGGGAACCGTTATGGCGGCGGCTCGATGGGCCAGCGCCGCGGAGTGCCCGGAACAGGACGCTATTCAAGATACCGTTAGTTTAACCCGCCGGGACGGAGGATTCCCCCGTCCCGGCTAACAAGAAGACCATGAACAGGACAAAGGAACCTCTGGACATATATGATGACCGGCCAAAGGAGATGACGGCGTATCTCCGGCACAATGGCTGGCACTTCAACAAGAAGCTGTGCGACTTCGCCGTGTCACTCATGCGCAGGATGAACCCGGCAACCGGAAAAAGCGAGAAGATCGAACCCATGACCAAGGACAAGGTGGACGAGCTTCTGGCCAAGAACGGGGTCAGGGTGGAGAACAACACATTATATGACTATGTATACGTGGCCAACCAGGCAAAAGCGGACTGTTTCAAGTCCTCCATTGCCGACGAGCCCCATCTGGCACTCTACGTCAAGGATATCATAGATGACCATGACGCTCCGGAAGGCATGGTCATGTGCATGTGGTATGCGAAAATGACAAGGGCCGGGGAACCGGTGGAATGGGACGAGATGTTATGATCCGCCAGCGGTTTGACATAGAGGAGTACGGATGGAAGGTGGAGGTCTACTATGCCGTGGACTGTTACTACACCGACGAGATCATGGGCAGGCTCTATGACATAGGCTGCCGCGGGGATGATCTGGAAACGGCGTACAGGAACCTGTCCTCCGGCAAACCGGATACCGGACTCACCTATTCCAACTACGGCACAAGGCAGACGGTCATGGTGATAGGGACCACATCGTCGCCCGCCGAGTTCCAGAACTCCTATGACCACGAAAGGAAGCACCTGGAAGCGCACATGGCAAAGGCGCTGGGGATCGACCCGTGGGGCGAGGAGATATGCTACCTGTCCGGCAATATAGGACAGAAGATGTTCGACAAGGCCAGGTTGCTGCTGTGTGATTGTGAATGTTGTAAGAAACAGATAAAGGAACTTATATGAAAAAGAAAGAAATCAGGAAAGCGCTGGAAGGCGGCACGCCGTTCTCAAGCCTGTACTCCCTTCTCCCCTCCGGGCAGAAGGAGAAATTCAAACAGTTCGCCGCGGCATTCGGATTCACGGAGCGGCAGGTCAGGGAAAGACTGCGGAAAGAAACACGATAACTTCTCATTGACAACGGGCGCCCCGCATATTATTGTATGCCGCAGGGCGCCCGTTCTGTTTTTATCCTTCAGTTAATCTTTCCTCAAACTCCGCAATAATACAGTCTGCGTCACCACCATGCACCCAGTTATCCAAAACAGAGGAAAGAACTTCGATGGCTTTCCGTTTCATTTCTTCCTCTGCCATTGCAACGGCTTTAAGAGCACTTTCTTTTGTGATAACCGGGAAGTTGGGATTGACTACCACAAAACTCTTGATTTCAATATATTCTTCTGATTTACTCATTTTCAACTTAACATATCCGTTTTCAATACACCAACACAGCATTTCGTAAGCTGCATCAATGAGTTCTTTACTTTCTGTAATATTTATCATAGACCTAGTATAAGATTCCATATACAAGCATGTATAGCTATCTGCAAGTTTTTGCATGGTCAGCACTTCATTGCCGATGAAGCAAGGCAGCTTATCAAGAATATCCTGCAAGGTGTAGATATGGTATAATCCAAGTTCTTGTAAATGTTTCATTTGCTCGAATGATAATACCTGTTTCATTTTTATTCTCGTTTTGAGTATTAATTTTTTTCAATGAAAGTATTGGTTGTATTCAACACTCCGGCTGAATCTTGACTTTTGCCATCTCTTATGAAGATTCCTTCTTCTTTCAGCCTTTCATAATCGATTTTATTCATAAGAATAACACTCGCATTGCCATCTATATACAGTTTGCATTGCATGAATTGAGTTCCTTTTACTTCCTCAATTACGTCTATTTGCATTGTTCTTTTTTTACTCATATCAAAATCGTTTTGAATTATTTTTTTATAACTACCGCCATTGCACTAATAGATGTGCCACTCTCTTTAAACTCGCCTGCGCTGATTTCAAACACTTCTCCATGTACTTCTTTCAGCCAGTTGCGAAAATCAATACACCTCTTTTCCGAAGCGAATCTCCAGTGTTGGCTGGTTATTGCTGCAAGCGTGCCGCCTTCTTCCAAGCGTTCATACATAAGTCTTACATGGTCTATGTCTTGATTGCCGGAGAATGGAGGATTAGCAATAATCTTAGTGTAATGCCCTACACTGTCTTTCGTAAAATCCTCATCAAGCAATATTACGTTATCAAGTGTATGAAGGAACTCCCTGTTTTCTGGCATCAGTTCATAACATTCAACTGTTACTGACGGGCACGACCGATGAATCGCTTTTATCAGAGCACCACGTCCGGCACTTGGTTCAAGTACGGTATCTGTTTCATGAATTCCACCGGCAAGCATTACCAGCCAGTCTGCAATATCAGCAGGTGTTTCAAAGAACTGAAAATCTTTTTGCAAATCGCATCGCTTACCTTCTTTCAAGATGGAGAACACACGTTCCGGATTAAAAGGAAATGTGAAACCCTGTACCTTCCCACCTTGCCATGAGCCGCCGGCTTCTTCTATCCACTTTTTTGCTTCGGCATAAGATTTTTTATTGAATTGAACTTGGGGAAGTTTGAGAACACCATCCTCAAGAGTACAATGTTTCAATATCTCTTCCACACTCCATTTCTTACCTTCATCAGCCTGTTTTTTCTTTTCCTCCGTTGAAGCGTCCGGCGCTAAAAGTGAAGATATTTTTTGAACAACTATGTTGCTTGCGTCCATGAAGGCACTGACGCAAGATATCGCTTCTATCAAAAAATCAGTGTCAACACACCCGGTATCGTCATAGATGTCTATCCCTTCGGTCATGGATGACAGTTCATTGAGCTGCGCTACACTACCATGTAACGTTTCGATTAAAATCTTTTTTTTGTTCGTCATAACTTTTCTGTAAATAAATTCTTGTTGTGTCCACACTCCCGTGACCTAGAAGGTCAGCCAGTTGAATAACATCTTTGTTTTTTTTCAGGAACATTTTAGCAAAGAAATGCCGGAAGGCGTGCGCGTGCATTTTCCTTGGATCAATGCCGCAATGTTTTCCCCATGCTTTCAAGTGCTGGGAAAAGCCACGCTGTGTGATCGGGCCGAATCTCCCTACCGCAAAAATCCCGGTTTTACCATATTCTTTAGCGTAAACCTTCGCTTCCTGCTGAATTGTTTTTTGGAAGAAAAAACGTCTGTACTTGTTACCCTTTCCTTTTAATGTCACTTCCCCGGATATGATGTCTTCCCACGTAAACTGCTGGAATTCCGACAGACGGGCGCCCGTTGTTCCCAAAACCTTAATAAAGAAATAGTAATCCTTATTGTTTTTTCCCTTGAGATATTCCAACAGCCGGTTATATTCCTCTTCGGTCGGCACATTGTTCACATCAAGCTTGCGCTTTATTTTGGGACGCTTCAGTTCTATAGGCTTCTTCAGCCATTTGGAAAATCTTTCTATTGCTGTAATCCGCAAACGGATGGTAGCGGGAGATAATTTTTCTTCTTCAAGACTTTTTATAAACCTCCTGCAATTATCCATGTTTACCTCATTGGCGTATTCGAAATACTTCTTCATAGATGTGTAATATATATAAACTGTATGAGAAGAGTAATCATTGTTGTCAGTCAGCCATATAATGAAATCATTAAGTTGTTTCTTGTTCTTATCCGAAATGACATCAAGTTTTTCCAAAGGTTTCACCGCCTTTCCCCTTTTTCCATATCCGATGTTGAGATAGGATAATAGATCGCATATAGCTGAACACATTAGCGAATGACGCACCATGACATCTGCATTTTCACGCTTATAAACCAGATAGCCACGACGATTGACATCTTCAGTACGTTCAAGAAAATCCGTTACATATTTGATATATTTCCCGACAGTATCATAAGTTCTGCCTGTTGTGTATAAGTAGGAAATATAATCAGTTAATATCTTCTGCCTGTCATTATTCATAATCTTGTTTAATTAAATTATACCAATCATTGCTATCTTCGAAAAAACATCTGTATCCATTAGCCGTATGTTTGCCTCTCACTTTCCGACATATAGCACTGATCAAAGAAGGAGCCACGCCAATCATCTTACCAGCCGTTTGTATCGAAGGGAATACTCCACATAATTTCTCATCCTTTATCAAAACAACGCTCTTTTTATTCATGCCTGCACCAGTCTTATGCCAAGCCCCACGTCCTTTAGACAGATTTTTTATACTTCTGGCCTTGGAACGTTTTGAATGATAAACCATTTTACGACCCTTGTTGCGAGAAACACAACCTTTTAAAAATCGTCCGGTAATAAAGTCTCTCTCAAATCGCTCAGGCGGTATATATAATTCACTCATTTCTACTCGGTTATTGGTTCATCAATCGGCATCCAGTGGGTTATACCCTTATCTTCAACCCAACCATTGGAGAGCCTCCACATGCCTTCGTTATATCCTTTATCTCTCCGAAGCCATCCTATGACATAATGCCGGATGGAGTTCTTATCATAAAGAAGAACTTCCTTGTTAGGCTCTGGCAACCGTTCCTTAACACTTATCCAAGGAGATTGCTTTGACTGCCACTCTGCACCAGAAATAAAGTCAACAATGCAGTATGGTTCACAATGAAGCTGCCTGTTTCTGCAATCATTGGAATATTTTTTTGCCGCTTCTTCTACTGTCTGTTTCATATCCTATCCTTTGAAATTTCTCATGTATTCGCAATCCTCATCACATACACCTTTCTTTGCACAGTGAGGGATATTAGTTCTCCGCTCATATTCAAAATTATAACATAGGTTTCTGTATTCTTTCCTTCTTTCCATAGGACCAAGTGTTCTTGCTGAACTCCATGATTCATAGTCATTGCTAGACGCCTCTTTAAGAACGCATCCATCATCGTTATATAGCTTTCTAACTTCATTCATAATTATATTGATTTACACTAATTCAATTATAGCCTTCTTTAAATTAACAAATAAAGGTATTGCTGACATGCCCCCATTGTAATCCAACTGTCTTAAAGAGGGGACAACCTCTCCGTCATCATCAATCTCATAATCTGCAATATAGGCTAACTTCTTCGCTTCGGGAACCAATATCCTTTCATTGTTCCAAAAAGTATATCTTTCATGAGCCATGACCGTTATACAGACCTTGCTTCCAACAGGAAATCCTTGGTTGGATTCAATGTATTCCTTTTCCAACTGAATTTTCTGATTTTTCAATTCCCTTATTTTTGAATCAATATCATTTTTCTTTGTCTGAAATTCTTCTTTGTTCATTTTTATCTTCTTTTGATGATTTTACAATTATAGAGTTGTCCGATCTAGGGCAAACCAACACAGTTCCTCTATCTGTTGTTATTCTTACATTATGAGCATCTATCACTTTAATAATAAAATCGCCAACCACGTAGGTTGATATGTTATTCAGTTCTTGTTGTATCATAACTCACACGTTTTAAAATCTTCATCACACTCTAAACACTCCCATTCATATTCAGGGTTTCTACTTGGCACCAGCCTACTGCCGCATTGGGGACAGGCCGGGAGCAGGCCTTTGATGAATCCAACCTCAATGCCAATTCGCTCTCCGTCATGTATAGCATCAGCCATTTGCAGATCCGTTTCTACCATTGTTTCACTGTCATCATTATGCAGTACATACAATGTGGCGAGGTTGGCTTTCCACATCTCCATTGCATAATTGTCTGGTACTACCAACCAAACAAATCCATCTTTAGTTACTTTCGTTTCCATTGTAGTATCTATATTTACTCAATCTTTTCATATCTCAATCTGTATTAAATCTAATTTAATAGCTTCAACTTTCTTAATACATCTACCATCAGGGGTAGTTACTGTGAATCCTCCATATCCTTTTGATACGGAAACTATTTCACCCACATCAATCTTTGAAACAAGAGATTGTATAGTTTCTAAAACCTTTGCCTGCTTTTTTTCAAAAAAAGAGGCTGGTTTTCTTTTCAGGAATATCATATTCATTTCTGTTCGGGTTATGAGCCATTTGCCGACACCGGCAAATGGCAGATTATTATTTTCTCCAAAAACTGTCTCCGGAGATTGACCGGGCCGTATCATCCGCAGTAAGCCGGATATACCGGAAGAAGTTCTGCTCAGACCTGTGCCCTGTCAGTCTCATGATCTCCAATGTCTTCATCCGTCCTGTAAGGTACATGTTCGTGGCCGCGCTTCTTCTTGCCGTATGGCTGCTGACCAGTTCCCATTTCTCCCGGGTCTCCGTGACCAGCCTTCCTCCCTTCGTGTAGGAGAAAGTGATCCTGTCGGTAAGCCCTATCTCCCTCATGATGACCTTCAGATACTTGTTGAAATACTGTATGCACAGTCCTCCGGGTATGTTCCCGTCATATTTCTCGAATATCTCCCTTACATAATCATGAGCCGGGACCTTGACGTCCACATTGGTCTTCTTTGTCCTTTTTATGATGTATCCATCTCTCAAATTGTCTTTTGTCAATGTCGAATAATCGGAATATCTCAGAGCGGTCAGACAGCCTATGACGAACAGGTCACGTATCCGCTCCCTGGCCTTTCTTCTGTCCTGCCTCTCAAACTTGTAATAGTAGATCCTTGCGATCTCGTTCATCGAGAGGAAAACGGCATTTACCGGCTCCTCACGCAAATCTGTTCCGTCATAGGTGGCGTCTACGGCGTAATTGTACTGCGATGCCTTTCTGACGAGCGACTGTATCTTCTGGACATAGCCCGCTATGGTGTTGTGACGCAGCCCCCGGCTCTCAAGATAGACAATGAAGTCGTCCAGAAACTCCTCCGTCACGGAATTGGTGAAGATGTCACAGTCGAATTCGGTGGAAAACCTGTCTATGTGCCGGAGGACCGCATCATAAACCGCGGCATAATGTCCGGACCTGCGTTTTCCCCTTCTCTCAAGCATATCCCTTGCAAAGTCCGTGAAGTACACCCCCTCAAGCGGCCTGTCCTGCCGGAAATGGTTGATATAGTCCCGCCTGGGTTTTCCGGACCGTGCGGGAACCGTCACCTGCAGTGCTGCTAGACACCTCCCGTCCCGCATCCGGCCAGCCTTGCAATGATCGGGCGGAACTTTTCCTTTCTCAATCTCACATCATAATACGCGGTTGTCGCCCTGCATCTGGATATCTTCAGGAAGGAGGCTATCTCACGGAACAGATACCCTTCCTCATACGCCATATAGCAGAACAGCATCCTTGAATCGGATATGTTCCTGGATATCATCCGGGACAGGATCATTTCCTGCGAGACGCCCATCATTCCGGAGATCTCGTCCAGCATAAGCTGCATCGGTTTCTTTTTCTTGTTGTCTTTTCTCAGGTTCATAAGATTGTTTTTTAAAGGTTCTTAAATCTGTTTTAAAAGCACCGGCTCCTTATGCGGTGCCAGATGGTTCTTTTCCTGAAACTCTGCGGACGGAACGCCCTGTCACGCTTATGCCAGCCCTCCCGGCACCGGAGTCTTGATTCATCCAGTATATCCTCCATCGCGGATTTGAGACTCTCCAATTTTTCCACGGAGAGCAGCAGGTACTCATTCATTCCGTCCTTTTCCATACATCGCGAGATTTGGGGATTCGGGATCATAGGGCTCCACGGTGGTAAGGGTAACGGAGGATACGACCACGCGTCCGCTCCCTTTGCAGGCGGGACAGGTCATGGTACTTACGGTGTCCGTCAGCTCGTCCAGGTTCTCAAGAAAGCCCTGGCCGCAGCATGTGCGGCACAGGACTACATGGGGATGGTCAAACTTCCTTCTTATCATCACCGGGAAATTCAGGTTTCACATCAGCAGTGTAGGGATAGACATCCATAATGGCGGTCTCGGCCACCGAGCCGATGACATAGTCCGCCAGCGTGCCCTTCATCCCCTCGTCCAGCTTCTTTACGGCATCGCGAAGGTCGGAAGCCTGTACCAGTACGGTAGTGGGGGTCTTTTTCTCCGCTCCGCTCTTTTCGTCCAGCGTGATGAAGAACAGCTTACACTTGAACCAGCGGTCGGCCGCATCTTCCTCAGACGGGAACAGTTCGCTGTAACCGGCGCGTTTGACGCCCGAAACAGTAAATTCACCGTTGATATACGGGTTCATTTCTTCAATAATACGGGCTTCCGCTTCCGTGAAGCTGAGCGCGTCGACCAGATAGGCTTCCGTTACTTTCCTGTTCATGCCGTTCTCCGCCACCTTCTCGTAGCGGATGGAACATTCAAACCAATTGTGCATCATAATTTACATCTTGTTAAATGAGGGTTCTATTCTTTTCCATTGATTGTTTCCGTCCTTTTCCTCGAAGTAGAAGCGGATCACCGTGCCTTCCACCACGTTGCTCTCACGGAAGAGCTGCATGATTTCCGAATATTCGGGGTCGTTGAAGTCATCCTCGAGCTCGTACAGGCGGGAGATGGACTTGTAGTCAAGATCCCCGGCCTCGTTGCGCTGGAGCAGCGACATGGCCAGCTTGTACATGGGGTTGCGCCCGTCATCGCCCTTCTTGCCGATCCATGCGTTCAGGTAGTCCACAAGGCGCTTCTCCGCCACGTCGGCCCTCTCGTCGAAGCCCTTGACCCGGTTCCCCTTGACGGAGACCTTGAAGGTGTCGTTCTTCACCTCGAACCCGAGCTGCTCGTCACGTTTCAGACCGCCGTACTCCTTCAGCTGGTCATAGTAGGCGGTGGCCTCCTTACGGAGCCATTCCTTGAACTCCTGGCCGTCCTTGATATACTTGCGGAGCTTCCTCTCCACAGAGGCGAGGAATCTGGCACGCAGCTTCTGGTAGTTCTTCTTTCGATCCCCGTCCTTTCTTTTCTTTTCGGCCTGCAGCTTGCTTAGCAGGGCCTCACGTTCCTTTTCAGATAAATTCTTGATATCCATATCTGTTCTTATTTATTAGTGAATAAATTCCTGAATAAATCAGGGTCGATTATCTCCTCGTTGCAGTCAACGTTCTGTTCTATGGCTGTCTGGCATTCCCAGCAGAGATGGTTCACGGTCATGTGGTTGTTGTATTCACAGAACACCTTCCCGCACAGCCCGCACCGGGCGAACATCGGCTGCACGGTGTCCGCATCCTCCCGGCAGATGTCCAGCCCTTTGGCGTGGCAATCGGCACACATGTCAGCACATTCCTTTTCGAATTTCGTCTTTTCCATTGTCATTATTGTTGTTTTTATTATCGTTTGTCCATGCTACCAGAATCCATAACATGGCGTTCAGTGACCATGTTTTCGCCCAGAAGTCATCATTAACTATCATGCCCGTGAAAGCCGAGAGGGCGGATATCGCGTACACAAGGTGCTTCATTCTCATACCTCCTCCTTCCGTCTTATGGCCTTCAGCTGTTTCAGTGTGGCCTTCAGTTCCTCCAGATTCTGGCTTGACACCGGCTTCCTGCATCCTCCGTGGCTCTTCAGGAAGGAGGTGATCTTCGCCTTGTTCATCTCAACCTCCACGGGATTGTCGTTTCGGTAGCTCCTGTTGAGAAAACCGATATCCATCGACACGGCGTAAATGGCCTTGACCAGCGCCAGCTTCTCCCGTCTTTCCGGATCCTTTCTCCTGTCGGGATCGAGCAGCGTCCCGATCAGCCTTGCGGCCTCGCTTTTGTACAACTCCGCGGACGTCGTTGTCCGTCCGCCGCTGAACTGCCGGACAAGATGCCTGTATTCATCCTCGTCCAGCCCGAACTGCCGTCTGAGGCGGTGTATGCACCGCTTCTGGGCGTTTGTCGCGGGTAATTCAATTCTCTTGTTCATTGTTATTGCTGTTAAATGGTTCGTCACTGTTCCTGAGCCAGCATCTCTCATAGCCCTCCTTCCAGACCACATAGAATCCTTTCGGACCGGGAACACCACGGCTCATGTACCGGGCGCAGAACCCGTTCACCTCTATGCGGGAGAAGCAGTCCCTCTTGACTCTGTAGGCCACCGTTCCCTGCACTTCCTTCCCCTCCACATGGGAGATGTATACGAATATCTTCTTCCTGTATTTCTTCCTGAGCTCGACCAGCTGTTTGGCGGTGACGTCCATCTCGCCTTCAAGACTCTGCAGGGAGTCGATGATGACCACGTCCGGGGATCTCTGTTTCCCGAGGAATTCGTCAAACTCCTCGAAAGTGGGGACCTCGTCCCAGAACAGCATCCCGCTCCTTGACGAATTCATGAATCCGAGCAGGGAGTCCCTGAAATCGGACTCGACACCCATCTCAAGGGAAATGAACAACACCTTGTAGCCGATACGGTCAAACTCCCTGGCCAACTGGAAGGTGAAGGAGGTCTTTCCCTGTCCGGACTTGCCGTATACGATCCACGCCCCGGACTTCTGCCTCTTTCCAAAGGCATCCATGAAATCCTTGGAAAAGGGGATGTATTCGTATTTTTTGTTCAATATGTTGTCAAACGACAATGACCTGATCATAAGCCGGCTCCTCCGTTGCTGATTTCCTGTCTGATTACCACATTGTCTATCATTCCCGAAAGCTCGCGCAGGTCATCGGCGAACAATACCTGGCGGGGATCGTCCTCACGCGGCTGCTTCTTGACCTTGGGAAGTTTTCCCCATATCTCTTCCGCCGTCTCCCTGTCCTGCACGCCGTTGGCCATACAGATGGCGATGACATCCTTTTTGGTAGCGCCCAGAAGGGTGATGTAATTGCGGCCGAAACGCCCGTCTATCTCGTCATACCCTTCGATACGTCCCACATACCGCCTGATATTGCGCTCCAGAGTCTCCGTGCCGGCCACCAGACACCCCATGCGCCCCAGCGTGTCATCATACAGGGGAATAAGCGTGCACATGGCCGAATGCGTGAGCTTGCCGGCATCATCTATCAGCAGGACAGGCTTATAGGAGGACAGGGAATTCATGTGCGCGATGCACAGGTCCAGCAGACTGTCATTATCCATATAGCGCGTCACATTCTCTCCCATGGCCTGTGCCAGTTTGGTAAGGAACTTGCGGCTGCTCCATTTGCGGCACTTGATATATACAACCCCCTTGTCACCGCACAGATTGTACAGGTCAATCAGAGACTGGGTCTTTCCGCTTCCGCTGCGGCTGCTGATACATACCCATTTGCTCTTTCCCCTGGCAACCTCGAATGCCCGCTTCACCTGCCGGTAAGAGGTTACGGTATCAACCACATTGCGGGAATTCTCATAGAAATAAAGGCCTGTGGCGATCCTGACCGCCAGGTTGTCGTCATTCGCGCCGTACTTGCCGGAACGGAACTGGGACATCGCCGCATCGGACACGCCGCAGCGACGGGCCAGTTCTGAAGGTTTTGAACCACGTTCTATCAAATTCTCTATGTACTGTTTCAATGCTTCCTTATCCATAATTATGCTGTTTTTAAAGTGTTATTAAATCATCTTGAAAAATTCATGTCGGCGTCGTCCCATTCGTAATCGTCATCCGCAAGAGGGGACGGAACCCTGAGAGGTCCGGGCGCAATCTCTTCAAAATCCACGTCCTCCACCGTCTGGCCGCGCGCCTCGTACTTGCGGTCCTTGTGCCGTCCCCGGCTGTCGGTGAGCAGGGCGCGGTCCAGCAGGCTGTTGCTCTTGAGAAGCGGGTTCCGCTCCTGCATGGCGGTTATCACCTCGTCCACCTGCTCCTGTCTGGCCACATACCGCCGCTCGAACTGCCGGTTGAACTCGTCCACCTTCCTGCGGTGCTCGAAATGTTCGGGTTTCTGGTCGATCAGGGCCATCGGTGTCTTCATGTCACGCTGCATGAGGAACTTCAGATCCCCCGTTTCCTTTGCCAGCCGGTGCCCTTTGGTGGATTCGGCATTGACGATGAGCACCTGCGACAGATCGTCGGGATCGTAGTGCACGGACCAGTCCTCGTGGAAATGGTTGCGCAGCTCCATGTCGAAACTCTCGTAATTGATCCTCTCCCCGAAGAGCTCGATCAGCAGGCCCTTGCCGGTGAGCCGGTTGGTGCGCCCCGTCGTGTCGCCCATAAGAAACAGGTATTCCTCGTCGCAGAACGGCATCCGGCGTTCCATGGGGGTGCGTTCCCATGCGGCCATGTACGCTTCCAGCTTCTTGGCCCGCTCCCTTTGCATGATGCCGTGTATCTGCGCCAGCACGCCCTCCTCGTCGGGGATCAGGTGGCGGTTCTTGTTCAGGATCTCTATATTGGGCTGGGAGCCGCGCCTGCTGTTGATGTTCACACCGCTCCAGTTCTTCTCCAGCTGGTAGTACGTCTTGTTCAGATAATTGAAGTACGGCTCGATGATCTTGGCCTTGGCGTTGTGGAGCGCGGCGGGAATGTAGTGCACCGTCATCGCCTCATAGAACGGAACCATTACCCCCTTCTGGTAGTTGTCACTCTGCAGCTGCAACGGCTTGTACCGTGCACCGAACAGTTCCCGGGCGTGCCTGATGGCGTTGCGCAGCGCCTCGCGTATCAGCGCCGGGCTCTCATGGTCGCCGACGGCGTATCCTATCGGGTACTTGCCGCAGGCGTCCAGCACCACCACGATGGTCTTGCGGTTGTGGTAGGTGGTCTTCTTGTAAGTCCTTGTCTCGCCGTCCACCTTTTTGTCCATCGGCTGCCTCTTCTGGTAGACCAGTTCCACGTCCCATCCGTCCAGTGTCCAGTAGGTCATGGCGGTCTTCGGAGCCTCACGCTTGTGCTGCATCTCAAGGGAGTTCCTCAGGACAGTGGTTCCGCGCTGGTGCCCCAGGGTGGTGGATTCCATCATCTTCCGGTACCTGTCCACCGTGACAGGGCTCTTGATTTCCGGTTTCCCCAATATGGAGGCTATCTTGTTGTACTGTTCCATTATCTGTGCGTTGTTCAAATTCATGTGCTGGGAAAGCAGCTTGTGCATGATCGCCTCGTCCTCCTCGTCCCTAATCAGGGCGGCGGACGTGTTGCCCTTGTTCTTATGCACCAAAGCGATGAAGCCTTCCGACTCATACTGGTCCACTTTACGTTTGAGCGTCTTTCCCGTCGAAGGAAGTTTGTGGGGATAGCGGGTGTTGCCTTTGCTGTCCCGCACCTTCAGCAGGTCGTTCACCATCTCACTCAGCCTGTCCCATACGTTGAAACGGGAGCCGCCACGTCCGAAACCGCATTCCGCATTGCTGTCACGCAGCCGGATGACTGCATCCAGGACACGTGCCTGGAGCGTATAGAGCGTGACCTTCTCCGGTCTGAGCGGCTTTCCCGCACCGTCCCTGTAGGTGGTGAAGAAGGAGTAGGCGGCTTCATTGTACCCTACCGCCCTCTCAAGCGGGCTGGTGGCGGCACGTTCGACATCCTCATGGGGATCACCATAATATTTGATGTATAATTGCTGTATGTATACTTCCAGCGAGTCGAACTCCACCAAAGCGGGGCGTCTGAGACTGGCACGCTCGGCAACAACAATCTGCTTTCTGTTCACCTTCGTGTTATATGTTCCTAACGGGAGGAAGCCCTTCTCGGAGCCCACCTTGCGTTTCGGATCATACATGATCAGCTCGTTGGCGTAGATACATACCTTGTCATTATAGATTACAGCCATATCAACCGTTTATTGTTTAACCTTGTGCGGTTTCCGGCGTCGGACCGGAAACGAGGGCCGCCTTCCGGCTCCCTGACCGCGTGTCCTATTTTTCCTCCCTGTAATACCTTTGTCCAATAAGGGAAAGGCAACATACGACTGCAAGGACCGAGGCGGCGAGATTCTCGTTGAAAGTGGGACGGAGGTTGTCCGCCAGTCTGAGCACTACCACAAGGCCGATGACTGCGGCCGCTATATGGATTATTCTGAATGTTTTCATTGCTTTCGGTTTTTAATTAAGGGCGCATCCGGATAAAGATAAAGTGTCGAATTTTAAAATTATTGCCGGATTGGACGCGCCCTTCAGGGTTTATTGTTATTTTTGCTATGTCGAATTTTAAAAATTATTAGTCATGAATGATGAATCTATTGACACCTATCAGGTAACTGTTTCTTGCAGGGCTACTAATGAGGCTGCTATTAAAAGAGTGTTTAAAATATTATCCGGTTTTGGAGAAGCATGGAAGCCCGGTCTTCTGTTTATGACATCCAGCCTTTCGGACAAAAACAAGACTTCTCCATACAAACTAGGGGAGATAGCCTTCTTCCTGGATAATAACCCTCTACTGATCCATACTTTTACGCTGGCTGTCAACATTGTCAGTCAATATATCCAGTCTTCTGTTTCGGAATGTGTTCTCGATCTTCACGAGACTGGGGTAGTGAATACATAAGGGTCTTGCAGGACGCGCTCCGTCCACTGTCGGCGTGATAGGGAAAGCCAGACGGGCGATTTCGGCTGAATATACATAAATACTGTTCTCGTCACGGGAACCTTCCTTGGAGGTTTCCGCTGCCAGCTTGTGCGCCAGCTCCTCTATCTGTATCGCAATCTTGCGCACTTCGTCAAATTGAATATCAAATTTCATGGTGTGTTAATTTTAATTGTTAATAATTCTATTCCTCTTCATCATCTTCTTCGATATGCCGTGATATCTGGTTGAACCGTGCTATCGGAATGCCGAAGATTCTTACTACGAAAAAATGTCCGGGCTCTACATTCTGGAACACTTCATCAATCTCAATCAGTGTTCTTATAGCTTTTTTCTTTTTCATCGTTTATAGATTAATAAGTGTGTTGATTTTGAACTGGTTTATTTTTCGATTTCCTTGACCAGACGCTTCGCTCCGGCTATGTCCCATATCTTGTCGACCATTTCCGCGACTTTCATGTCGGTTGTCGGTCCTATCTTCACCATCACCGCCCCTTCGGCGTCCTGGTCCTTGGGAATGATGATGGGGCAGAGCATCCCGTATTCACGCCAGATCGTTATCACGATCCTCAGGTATTCAAGGTTGATACCCATCGTATAAGTAATCATCCCTGTTCCTCCCATTCTATCAGTAGTTGTCTGTACACCGGAACAGGTTCGGGATATATGATGCCTTTGTTCTTGTGGGATATGGCCAGCTTCGTCAGCCTGTCGGCTATACGGCGGCTCATTGTGTTGCCGGAATACACCTTGCATACATGGGAGTAGGTGACTTTCATGTTGACGGCGACCGTTTTCAGATCATTCCGATTGAGATAACGGCACACAGCCTGTTTCCAGTCGATGAAGTCCGGACGGTACTTGGGTGCGGGAAGTGTCGGACGCTGTGCCGGACGAACGGAGTAGCCGCCGGTACGGCGGATGGAGGGGAGAACCTCGTTAGTTACCCATTTGCGGAAGGCTTTTGCTTCGGGCTTGCGGGAAAGGAAGATCAGATGGTATAAACCAGACTCATTTACAACTGTAATTTGCTGATTTCCACCGAGGGTGTCCATATTTGTGGACACCCTTTCATCGTCATCCAGTTTGGATAAAAAATCGCGATACTTGCTGATCCCAATAGAATAGCATACATCTTTCCCAGAAAACCAAGGTTCTCCATTAATCATTTTGACTCTGATGTTAACACCAATGTTCTCATTGAGGTAGGTTTGCAGACCTGTTGCCTGCTGGTTGTTGTTCAGTGTTTCCATAATAATACATTATTAATTAGTACGTTCCGCTTTCACATTACCCTTGTTGTCGAGTATTCTGACTGTTTCATGCTTGGCGATTTCGTCAACATTGTACAGCTTGCTGTCGTTCCGTTTCTTGGCGGCTTCCCAAATCGCAGGGGCTTTACCACCCTTTTTCTGACCGGACAACACCTGTCCGACATAGGCCATTGTTACTTTAAAGGCGATAGCAAGTTCCTTCTTGCCTTGTGCGCCTAACTTAATTACTTGTCCCATATTCAATATTTATTGGATTAAAATTGCTATATTTGGCGCGGTTTATATTAAACCGTATGCAAATATAGAGCAATGTTCTAAATAAGCAAAGAATTATTAGAGCAAATATCTAGGTTTAATGGTTAAAAAATATTATATGGCTGATTTTAAGAATCAAAAAGAACGTTTGCTACTTTTTTTAAAACATAAAGGGCTTAAAAATGCTGTCTTTGAAAAAATGATGGGTTTATCTAATGGGTATATAAATTCAATGAGGAAAGGGCTTGGATATGATAAGTTAGAACAAATATCTATTTCTTTCCCGGAATTAAATATCGGTTGGCTTCTTACCGGCGAAGGCTCTATGCTAAAAGATGAGAATTCTAATTTAAGATCCACACTTGTTCCTACTCTAGAAACACGAATTAACGTATCGCAACAAGAAAAAGCAGTACCTTATTATATGTATAAGGATCTACAAGAAGAAAATCGAAAGTTGGAGAGAGAAATAGGACGGCTCGAAAACGAGTTAGATAATTTAAAGAAACAACAGCAAGAATCCCCAACAACAAACTCCAGCTCCCATGCAGAAACTGCCCCAAAAAAGCGGAGCTCATCGCGTATATCAGGTTCTTCTGCGCAAACAGATGCCCTGACCATAAAATAAAGATAATAATTGAGTGAAGATACAATTACAAAAAAATGCCCCGAACTTAAAAAGAACGAGGCGTAAAATTTTAAATGTCATTCATTTATAGGTACATAAAATGTAGTTTTTGATGGAGTATAGATACCACAAGTTATAACCTCCAAAAAACCGTTTAAAAAAGTATGGTGATTTTTGATTGCATACTTTTGACGATCTCCAACATATTGCTTAATATCCTTTTTGTTTGATGCTGGTGATATAAGTCCGAAAAGAAAATGATTGTTTGTCTTTGAGTTGAAAACTCTCTTTGGTTCATCAACCTCCATGCCACCTACATACAATTGAGAGCTATAACATGAAGACAACGATAAAGATAATGTACTAGCTAGTACTAAAAGCATTACTTTTTTCATGATTTTGTTTTATAAGATTGTTGTTTTATTATTTCATGCAAATAAAATGATAATATTTTAAAACAGCAAAAAAATATTATACAGAAAATGCCTTAAATAACTCGATCCTTTAAAACATCGCACCGTAGTTTGAACAAAAATTCAACGAGTTCCTTATCTTCATCGCCTTCGACAGCAATTAATTTATCAATAAACCCGTCGATTTGTTCAGCCGTTTTTTGTTTTCCGAAAGTCCTGATCATTTTCGACAAAACATCAGTTCTTTCTTTCCAATTCAATTTTACATCATTTATATCCATAACTTACATTTAAAAACTCCCGGAGAAATCCGGGAGCACGCGAACAACAATCTTATTACCTTAAAAAATAGACTAAAGCCTATATCCTGACACTTATATAACGAATTGGCTAGATTCGCTGTTTTAAAGTGCCCCAGTAATGAAACCGGGAGCACTTCGACGCGTCTATTTCACACACCAACACATAATTTGCAGCTTGAATCTATGCAAATATAAGCATTTTGCATATAAACTACTAATAATCAGTATATTAAATAAAACACGCTATAATTCTATATGTATTAAAGGGGTAAACTCACATTATTTTCCTGTAATCTCGATATATTTTTATGTATTATATATCAAAACTCAATAAAAAAAAACGGGCAATTTGAATGCCCATTGAATGTCCATCTAGAACATTTTGTTTTTTACGGTGAATGTCCATTGAATGCCCATTTGAATGCCCATACTGATTTTTAACAGTTTTATTAACATTTCGAGTTGAATATATGGAGAGTGTGAAACGCTACATCCTATGGACGGTTTTTGTTATTTAAAACCGCTTTACAGGCTATTCTAGGGCATTTTAAGGGTAAATGAGTGGTAATGCTCCAATAGAGGCTTTATTGGGTTCTTATAAGGGGTGGAATGTCACCCAAATGCAACATAATATCACTTTTTGTTTTTAATAGGAGGATTCGCCCGAATCTTCTAAAAAGCCGATGGATAGGGCGTTTCAGCGCATCCGCTCGTTAATGCTTCGTGATACTTTTTATTCTGTGCCCCCTAGCTGATAAAACGATTTAGGGAATCCAATCTTTAGGTAGAATTAAAATAAAAGTCC